AAGGCCAGCATGACTGAGCTTATCGAAATCATGTTCTGGTTCGGCTCAGAGCGCAACGTGCGGTGGAGTGATGACTCCTGGCGAGAGTATGAATGGTCACAACGAAAAGGGAGAGCTGCATGACTATCAAATCAAATACGCCATCACACGACAAGGACTGCTGGCAAACGCCGCTTTGGCTTTTTGATGCACTGGATATTGAGTTTGGATTCTGGCTGGATTCAGCTGCGAGCGACAAAAATGCTCTGTGCGCTCACTGGCTAACTGAGGCCGACGACGCGCTAAATTCTGAGTGGATAAGCCACGGTGCAATCTGGAATAACCCACCGTACAGCAATATCAGGCCGTGGGTGGAAAAAGCCGCTGAGCAGTGCATACAACAGCGACAGACGGTAGTTATGCTTGTGCCAGAGGATATGTCAGTCGGATGGTTCAGCAAGGCTCTGGAGAGTGTCGACGAAGTTCGCATTATCACTGATGGACGGATTAATTTTATCGAACCATCGACAGGGCTGGAGAAGAAGGGAAACAGCAAAGGCTCCATGCTGCTGATTTGGCGACCGTTCATCAGTCCTCGACGAATGTTTACTACTGTATCCAAAGCGGCATTGATGGCGATCGGGCAGGGCGTCAGGATGGCGGCATGAGGCGACAGCGAAGAAGTATCACCGACATCATCTGCGAAAACTGCAAATACCTTCCAACGAAACGCTCCAGAAATAAACGCAAGCCAATCCCAAAAGAATCTGACGTAAAAACCTTCAACTACACGGCTCACCTGTGGGATATCCGGTGGCTAAGACATCGTGCGAGGAAAACAAGGTGATTGACGCGATGATTTATTCGGGGCTATATTCCTCACGCGCCAGCAAAATCTGGCGTCGGGATTAGCACCCCGGATATCGAAACGGTGCATAACCGCGCTGGCGGTTTTTTTATGCGCTAAGCACAGTCACATTCGCGATTTATGGCGGGCTGTGTGGGGGAGCCGAAAGGCTCGCCGGATGTTTCGACCGGTAGTGCTAACCCCGCACAGTTCGCCACCACGATGATTAGCACCTGACGGTGGCGAGGTAAAAATTATCGAAACGCGAGGTCATTATGGCTGTTCAAATTTCTGTCGAAAACCTTTCCCCTGTTACCTATAACCAGATCCCCGTAATTACTACTGAACTGTTGGCTCACCTTTACGGAACAAAAATCAAAAACATTTCTGATAACTTTCTGAACAACACGACGCGATTCATGCCCGGAAAGCATTACTTTAAAATTGAAAAAAACGAATTACGCGAGTTTAAGAACAGACCCGAAACAATCGGGTTAGTTGGTAAAAATGCCCGCTCCCTCATCCTCTGGACAGAACGCGGCGCAGCCCGTCACGCAAAAATGCTCGAAACCGATCAGGCGTGGGATGTGTTCGAAAAACTGGAAGACTGCTATTTCAGCCAGTGCGAGAAAAATACTGGCAAACAAGAGAAGAAGCTCAACGGGCTTTCCGCAAAAGAAACAGACAGCCTTGTATGGCTGTGGGATTATGCCAACCGCTCACAGGCATTGTTCCGTGAGTTGTATCCCGCATTAAAACTGATTCAGTCTGGCTATTCCGGCATATGCCACGACTACGGCTATGAGTTCTCGTATATCATCGGGAGGGCGAGAGACGTTTTAATCAATCACACACGAGATGTTGATATTAATGAGCCAGACGGACCAACGAATCTTTCCGCATGGGTAAGGCTTAAGAACAAAGAATTACCTCCTTCACTACATCGCTACTGACAATTGACAACTTAACAAACCCAGCTTCGGCTGGGTTTTTTATTGGTGAATTTTCAATATGAGAGGACATGACAATGAACGAGCTGATAAATAGCAACGTCATCAAAATGACCAGCATTGAAATCTCTGAGCTTACAGGTAAGCGTCATGACAATGTGAAACGTACTATCGAAATGCTGGCTAAAAATGGTGTTATCCGACATCCTCAAATTGAGGATTGTGGAAGAATCAATGGGTTAGGCTTAAATCAAAGTTTTCGTGTGTATGTATTCGAAGGCGAACAAGGTAAGCGAGACAGCATTATTGTCGTTGCCCAGTTGTCGCCGGAATTCACCGCTCGTCTTGTTGACCGTTGGCGAGAGCTTGAAGACGCTGCGGTTAATATCCCCAAAACTCTACCAGAAGCGTTGCGCCTTGCTGCTGATCTTGCTGAGCAGAAAATGCAACTGGAAAACCAGCTCGCAATTGCCGCACCTAAAGTTGAGTTTGCCGATCGCGTTGGCGAGGCCAGTGGAATTTTGATTGGAAACTATGCAAAGGTTGTTGGTATTGGTCCAAACAAACTGTTTGCGTGGATGCGCGAACACAAAATCCTTATTGCTTCAGGTTCCCGGCGCAATGTGCCAATGCAGGAATATATGGATCGCGGCTATTTCACAGTGAAAGAAACAGCGGTCAATACAAATCACGGAATACAGATATCGTTCACCACAAAAATCACCGGGCGTGGTCAACAGTGGCTGACCAGAAAGCTGCTCGATAACGGAATGCTGAAAGTAACAGGGGAGGCTGCTTAATGGCTAAACCAGCGCGAAGGAAATGCAAAATATGCAAGGAATGGTTTCACCCGGCATTCTCAAATCAGTGGTGGTGCTGCCCGGAACACGGAACTCAATTAGCACTCGAACGACGAAGTAAAGAACGCGAAAAAGCGGAAAAAGCAGCAGAGAAGAAACGACGACGAGAGGAGCAGAAACAGAAAGATAAACTGAAGATTCGAAAACTCGCCTTAAAGCCCCGCAGTTACTGGATTAAACAAGCCCAACAAGCCGTAAACGCCTTCGTCAGAGAAAGAGACCGCGACTTACCATGTATCTCGTGCGGAACGCTCACGTCTGCTCAGTGGGATGCCGGACATTACCGGACAACTGCTGCGGCACCTCAACTCCGATTTGATGAACGCAATATTCACAAGCAATGCGTGGTGTGCAACCAGCACAAAAGCGGAAATCTCGTTCCGTATCGCGTCGAACTGATTAACCGCATCGGGCAGGAAGCAGTAGACGAAATCGAATCAAACCATAACCGCCATCGCTGGACTGCCGAAGAGTGCAAGACCATCAAGGCGGAGTATCAACAGAAACTTAAAAAACTGCGAAATAGCAGAAGTGAGGCTGCATGAATATCTACGAAAGAATTGATGGCAGCAAATACCGAAATATTTGGGTAGTTGGCGATCTGCACGGATGCTACACGAACCTGATGAACAAACTGGATACGATAGGATTCGACAACAAAAAAGACCTGCTCATCTCGGTTGGCGATTTGGTTGATCGCGGTACAGAGAACGTCGAATGTCTGGAATTAATCACATTCCCCTGGTTCAGAGCTGTACGTGGAAACCATGAGCAAATGATGATTGATGGCTTATCAGAGCGTGGAAACGTTAATCACTGGCTGCTTAATGGCGGTGGCTGGTTCTTCAATCTCGATTACGACAAAGAGATTCTGGCTAAAGCTCTTGCCCATAAAGCAGAAGAACTTCCGTTAATCATCGAACTGGTGAGCAAAGATAAAAAATATGTCATTTGCCACGCCGATTATCCTTGTAACGAATACGAATTTGGAAAGCCAGTTGATCCTCTGCAGGTAATCTGGAACCGCGAACGAATCGGCAACTCACAAGACGGGATCGTGAAAGAAATTAAAGGCGCGGACACGTTCATCTTTGGTCATACGCCAGCAGTGAAACCACTCAAATTTGCCAACCAGATGTATATCGATACCGGCGCAGTGTTCTGCGGAAACCTCACATTGATTCAGGTACAGGGAGAAGGCGCGTGGGCATAAGAGAACTAAACCTCACCAAAGAACAGCACGAGTGGCTGAATGGCTGGCTTGAACTGTGGGGCGCATGGGTTTATTCAGGTCGTCTGGAAAAGCGCATGAGCAGCGTAATAGCGAAGTTCATGGAGAGCGTAGAGCCGGGAAGAGTTATGACAAGGCCAATGTGTAATGATGATGATGGAATGTTGATTTCTCAGGTCGTCGATTCCGTCATGTACATTGACAAGAAAGCCTTCGGCATCCTCCTCAGCTACTACGCTCATGGTTCTTCCAGGCACGCCATTGCATCTTACTATCATCGCGTCGCAAGACCTCGCAAGATGTTATGCCGGGGCGGCGGGCGCATTCAAAAACCATCGCTCGCAACCTGTCGACGGGAAGTTGACGAAATCCTTAATGCCTCGTTGTTTATGATTTACCCGGTTCTGGATAGTGCGTTTAAAAACCGGAAACGTGTAGAGAAAATTAAACATGTAGCATAGAACGTGTTGACATCATTGAGCAAATGAGCAACACTATTGGCATAAGCTGCCGTTAGTGACTCTTAAGTTGCAACGGTGGCTTTTTTATTTGGGTCAGTCGTATAAAGGTCATTACGGAAGGCTGTTAACCTTCTTATCGTGGTTCGAGTCCACGCTGTCCCGCCAAACATGCTGGTTTAGCTCCAATGGTAGAGCAACTGACTTGTAATCATCAGGTCGCCAGTTCGATTCCGGTAGCCGGCACCATATGCGGGTACCGTATAATGGCTATTACCTCAGCCTTCCAGGCTGATGATGCGGGTTCGATTCCCGCTACCCGCTCCAGATTTATTATCAGGCTCGCTTCGGCGGGCTTTTTTTGTATCTGCGTTACACCATTAACTAATAAATCGAGTGCTTATCAGGAGGCTATGTGAAAAAGCTGATGGTGACGATTGGTCCGTTCGAAACAGAAGTTAGTTTTCGTGTCGTTCAGGGGGAGAGTGTACTTGTTGAAGATGTATTTCATGGAAAATCAACAGGTCCTTATGTAAAAGAATATTTTGTCGACGCCACGGATGAAAATATTGAGGTGGTGTACGATTCCGTCAATCACCCTAATTTGATCATTAAGGCAAAATTGAAACCACTTTATTGATCTGAGCGGGAGCAATCATAAAATATCTCTGGGTACCCATAAGGAGATAAATATGTTTGTTGCTGAAGGGGTAATGGAAGATAAGGACAACAAAGGATGTGTTAAAGGTTGGGCTGTGGTAAGAAACTCGCCATGGCATCTTGTTGGGGTTTTTGCGACAGAGGAAGACGCGGAAATGGAAGCAAGAAAGACGGGAGATGAGTACGAGGTTCACTATGGCTCGCATCGAACAGGAAGTGATGATTTTGTCTGGGGGGAGTAACAGTCGTTTAACCCCA